GTAATATGTGATTCGAGATACTTATGCATGGCAGTTCCTCTCACGCTTGACAAATTCATTATTCGGTCAGCTTCCTTCTCGCCAACCTTCGCTCTCCACTCTTTTAAAAATCCCTGGTCCTTGGTCCGTGATAAAATACTCGTGACACTCGGCAGCCTAAACCCCGCAACATCGTATATTCGACCACTATCCTCGTTTATTTGTTTACCGGTAGCGTATTTATATTTTTCGTTTCTTTTCATTCTAAATCATCAAACCTTTTAGGATCTTCTTTCTTTTCCATTACTTTATTAATTATAAAATAAGCTATAATAGCACCAAAAATCAAGGCGCTCATACCAAATATAAACATACCTAATCCGTGAAAAAAACTCATTCTAAGCTCATATTCCTTTTATATTCATCTAAACTTACAACCTTTCCATTCATCACCTCTAACTTAGATGAATAATGGTCAAT